CCCCCTGCGCATAATCACCGGCCCCGGATGGGCCGTTAGCTCAGGTGGTAGAGCAACTGACTTTTAATCAGTGGGTCGCTGGTTCGAGTCCAGCACGGCTCACCATCCAACCCCCCGATCTTCTTAAGGAATTCCGCCTCAGGCTGATCGGGGTCCGTCCGACCGTCCGACGCGTCCGACGTCGGACGGGCGCTAACCCCCGCGGCGGCAGGTCGGACAAAGGCGATTGTGGAACCCTTCCGACGTGAATCGGCTGCCGCAGCTGAGGCACTCGCGCTGCGTCGCGCGCTGCCGGCGGAGCAGTCGGTCGATCTGATCGAGGGCGCGATCGTGGTGCGCGGTGATGCGGACCAGCTCGTCGCCCCTGAAGATTGCCCATGAGCTGCCCGAGCCTTCGACGCGGTACGCGGGGGCGTTCAGCCGAGGAGCCATGCCACCACCCATGTCGCGGCGTCAGACGCCCAGAGGGCGACCGCGCTCCAGAAAATGACCAGGAAGACGCCGCCAGCCACGGCAACGGTGCCGACGAGGATCTGACGCAGAAGGCGGGGGATCACGCGCGCTTCCTCCCGTCCTCGGCCGGGCGCTCGATCGCCAGCACGGCGCGGCGGGCCGTGGCGAATTGCGTGGCCATGTAGACCTCGCGCAGGCGGGGATCGACGGCGGCCGAGTTGCCAAGGACGTCGCCCGTGTCCTCTGTCGAGGCGCCGCCCGCGCGGGCCCAGTGGCCAAAGGTGCGGCGGAGATCCCGGAACTGGAGCGGCGGGCGGCCGAGCGAGGGGCAGGTGCGCGCGGCGACGGCGCGGATCTCGGCCCACCGCTTGCGGAACAGGTCGGCCGAGTAGGCGCGCCCCGTCCGGCCGTCGAGCAGGAGGGGCGCGTCGGGATCGTTGCGCCCGGCGATCGCCGCCTCGAGCGCGGGCACGGCGTAGGGGTGGACCTCGAGCACGGCGTAGGTGTCGCGCTTCGTGCGGGTGCGCGCCCAGGCCCAGACGTCGGCGCCGTCGATCGTCACCTTCTGGAATTCGCCGACGGTGGCGGTGACCAGCATCGTCTCGGTCGCGCCGCTGAGGGCCGCCAGCTGCACCGCCAGCGCCATCGCGGGCAGGCGGAGCTCGTCGGCCGCCGTGAGGAGGGCGTCGTACTCGGGCCAGCCCGCGGTGCGCGTGCGGCCCTTCGGCACCTCGGCCCCGAGGCGGGTGCAGGGATTGGTGTTCTCCGGCCGCCAGCCGATCCGCTCCGCGTGGGAGAAGAGGATCGACATCATGCGGATCAGCGCGAGCGCCTGGTGCTTGCCCGAGGCCTCGGTCAACGTCTCGTACCAGGTGAACATGACCGGCTTCGTGAAGTCGACCACGAGGCGGTGGCCCCATTTCCGCGAGATCAGGCGAAGGTTGCCTTCGTAGCTCTGCACCGTCTTCGGCCGGAGCTTCTTCCAGGCCGAGCTCTTGCGGTACTCGTCGATCAGGTTGTCGATCGTGCGGCCGCGGGAGGGCGTGCGGCGCGCGCCGCCCTTCCGCACGCGTTCGACCTCGGCATTCAGCCGGCGCGCCTCGCGCGCCGACCAAGTGGCGCGGCGGGCGTCGAGCTCGACCACGTCGAACCCGAGCGCCTTGACCTCGTCCGTCGGCTCCCACCACACCCGCCAGGAGCCGTCGGCCCGCCGGCGCTGCCGCAGGCGGGGGATCGTGTCGGGGATCGGCGGGCGGGTGGTCATGCGCCGTGCTCCTTCAGATGGGCGTCGAGCTTGGCGAGGACTGCCGCCCACGCGTCGATCGCGGCCATCAGCCCCTCGTCGCGACCTGCCGTGCCGCCTGTCGTTTGTGCGGCAAAGGACAGACGGTTGCCTGCGGCCACCGTCTCTTTCAGCTTGGCGTGCAAGTCGCCGATGTGGTCGCCGAGATTGATCGGCTGACCGTCAACGTAGATGAAGTACACGCGCGCCCGCTCGAGCAGTTCAGCGCTCATGCGACGCGCGCCTCCCGCAGGAGGATCACGTTCGCGCCGGCCGGGATCTCGACCTCGGCCTCCTTCGGCAGGCCCTGCGCGTCGAGCCATGCCCGCACCTGATCGGCGCGCCAGAGCATGGGGCGCAGCGCGTGGGGCAGCGGCAGGGGGAAGCCGTGCAGATCCTCGAGCTCGGCGCGGCGGCGGAGGAAGGTCTCGGTCGTGATGCCGAGCTCGCGGGCGACAAGGCCCGAGGTCCAGAAGAGCTTACCGGACAAGGCGCATCCCCCATTCGTTGACCGACCGGGTGAAGTCGTCTTCGACGATCGGGTCGATGTCGTCGGCCGCGTCCTCGATCGGTTCGGCGGCTTCCTTCTGCACGACGGGCGGCCGCATGGGCCGCCCGAAGGTGAGACGCGCCGCCTGCCAGCCGAGGGCGAAAGAGCCCAGGGCGGCCGCGGCGAGGTAGAGGTATTCCATGCTCGTTCCTCTTTGGGGAAATCGCCGCCGCGCTGCCCTCGCGGGGGCGTGTGAGTGGGGCCGAGCCGGCGCGGGAACTCTGGGGAAGAGACGCCGGAGGCAGCCCGGGGGTAATCAGGCCTCGGGCAGCGGGAGGCGGATGACGTTGTCGGGGACGAGCTCGAGGCTCGCGGCCGTCCGCTTGCGGTAGGCCATGAGCTCCTCGAGGCACGGACGGGCGCACATGAGGATCAGCGTCGCGCCTTCCTCGGTGCAGCGGTTGTTCTCGAGGTCGTGCATGTGCCCGATCAGGCGGGCGAGGACCTCGTCAGAGATCGGGCCAACCTCGGCGGGCGGGACTTTTGCGGTTTGTGTCACGTGAAACACTCCTCGTGCGGGTTACGCACCAGGAGTTAGGGGTAGTTACTCGCGAGTGTCAACACAAAATGTGTAGTAACTACCTTTTGTGTGCCGCACGGTCGGCCATGAATGCGGCAACGCGATCGGGGATCAGCATCACGCATGCGATCTGCGATATCATCGTAACGCCCGCGGCGCCCTCGTACCCGAGGTTCTCGATCATCCAGTCCCAAGCCGGGTAAAGGAACGGGGCGGGGATGAATATGCACGCGACCCGCATCCACGTTGCCCACCACCCGTAGGCCTCGTCCCACGCCTTCTGTTGTTCGGGTGTGCGGCCGAGCCAGTTCCTCATATCCGCCAGCTCGCGACGACCTTTCCCTTCACGACGACGTTGTTGCCGTCGACCACGTAGACGCCCTGGTTCTCTGGCTCGAGGCTGGCGGCCACCAGCACCGGCGGCTCTAGGCGGCGCAGCACTGTGGTCGCGGTGCCCGAATTCCAGTTGTAGATCTGAGCGATAACGGTGTCGTGCGCGCGCACCCGCTCTGACGCGAGGGTGTCGACCAGGAGGAAATCTCCTGGCAGGAACCCGGCCAGCGCCATCGCCGCGTTCTTCACGCGCCAGATATCGACGCCCGGCTTCTGGCCCAAGCACTTGCCGATCTCGGCCACCCGGCGCTGTTCCTCCTCCTGCCCCGCGAAAGGCGTCGCATCGCTTTCGGAGAAGCCCGGCGACAGGGGCTGCGCCTCGGCCTGATCTAGCAGGCCCGCGCGGTCAAGGATCTCGTTCAGCGGCACCCCGAGGACGCGCGAGAAGACCTTGGCCTCGTCGAGCTTCATCTTCTGGCGGCCGATGTAGATCCGGGAAACGAGCGAGCGGTCCTTGCCCAGCTCGCGCGCGATATCGTCGGCCGTTACGCCGGCGATTTTCTGTCGCTGTTTGAACCACTTGTCATCCACCGCGACAGAGGTAATCACCCGTGACTACAAAAAAACGTGTGCAAACTACAAAATTTGTGTTGCGAGTGAGTATCCGCCGACGCTAGATGTAGCGTTATGACTAAGAACCTGACACCACTTGAGGTATGTGAGCGGCTGATCGGCCCCCTTGAGCAGCTGGGCCGCATCGTCGGGTACACGGACAAGGCGCTCTACATCTGGCGGCGCCAGTCCAAGTTCCACGAGCAAGGCGACATCCGCTCTGCGCGCCACATGCGTGCCCTCCTCGCGCATTCCGACCGGCTCGGCCTCGGGCTCACGCCGCTGCACCTGATCGAGGGCGCGGCCGAGGCGGAGGTCGAGGCGATCCTCGCCGAGCGCCACCAGCTGAGGCCCACCGGATGACGCGGGCCCGCACCCTTTCCCTGCCGATCTCCGCCACTGTCCCGTCGCTATTGCCTGGCGACCGGCGGAGCCGGTCTACTCCCGGGCGGCGATCCGCCCGGGCTTTCTATGCGAACGGCCGCGGTTCAACAGCCCGCGGCCCAGAGCGGGGCGGTCCCTCGTCTCCGCTCCACGGCGGCCGGGGCGGTATGAGCGCACCCGCCGCCGCGTCCTTCGGGGAGGCCTGCGCATGAGCCCGGCCTCTCGCTTCGGGGTGATGACGGACGCCACGAGCGTGGCCATGCGAGCGATGGTCGGGGATCTCGACCCGCTCGACGTGGATCACCTGGTGACGCGGGCGACGCAGCTCCTCGAGACGGACGACCCGGTGTTCCGGGCGGTCACCGGCTTCGCCACGCAGCACGAGCTCTACCGCCGGCAGCCCGACCAGCTTCGCGAGCTCGGCACCGCGCTCCGCGACCAGATGCTGCGGCTCATGCAGCCCGATCCCCCGGACCTTCACAGGAGCGACATCCATGGGTGACGCGCGCGCCAAGCTTTCCCCGCAGGACCTCGTCTTCGTGAACAGCATGGCGGCCGCCGTCATGACCTGGTCGGTCGACGCCGACTGGCTCGAGCTGATGATCCACGAGGCGAAGGACGCGCTGCCCCATGTGAACCGGGAGCACGTGCACCTCGGCCCGATCGCGGACGCGGCGGACATCATGCTGGTCCGGGCAGGCGAGGCGGCGACGCGCGAGGAGCGGCAGGCGCTCTACCGCGCGGGCATGAACCGGGCGCGCGAGGCGCTGGTGCGCTACTTCCGCTGGCGCGCGGCCGAGGCGCTCGAGCTGGTGCGGGCCAAGGCGGGAGCGGCGGCATGAGCGCGGCCGGGTCCTTCCAGGAGGCGCGGGACGGGCTGCGCGAGCTGCGCAAGAAGCTCGACGTGATGGACCACATCCTCGGGCTGATGGCCACCGTGGCCGACAGCATCCGGAACCAAGGTCAGGTGCCCGAGCTCGAGTACAACCGCGAGACCGAAGAGGTCGCGCTGCGGGTGCGCCTGGGTCTCGTGCCGCCGAAGGTGTCGGTCACGATGGAGACGGCCGAGCCGGTGACGAAGCCGAGCCTCGGCGACCTGTCGGACCGGATACAGGGGCTCGACAGCTCGGGCGCCGCGGAGATTGCGGAGGTCGCGCCGAGCCAGGTTCCGCTCGAGGCGCTGCGCGTGCAGCCGCCGGAAGCAGAGGGCGCCCGGCCCGCAGCGGGTGAGAGCCCCGCACACTCCTCTCGGACGAGGGTGCCGTGCCCGTGCATGGGGCATGACGAGATGTGCACGTGCCAGAACCGAATACCAGACGAAACCGATGGCGCTATCACCGCCGACCCAGACACTGTGGGCGACGGGAGCTGCGGGAGTAGGCAGCCACGGGCGGACGTGGACGCGACGCGCGCCGGCGAACAGGCGTCAGAGGCGGAGGAGAAGGCACCTGCCGCAGCGGGTGAGAGCCCCGCACCCGTCTACAAGACCGGCGAATGGAGCGTCGACGAGGAGCGGCACCTCCTCATGCTGCATGACCGCGGCACGCTCCTGCCCGACATGGCCGAGGCCCTCAACCGGCGGGGCCAGGGCGTCGCCGCGAAGCTCCGCTCGCTCCTCGCCCGGCGTTCGATCCCAAAGGCCAGCGCCGTCGCGGCGCGGGTCACCGCTGCGCCTCCGCCTCGCCGGCCTGCCGCACCTCCTCCCGCGGCGGGGCCGGTCCTTCAGGCTCGTCCCCGGCACGAGCGGGAGGCGGAGGCGCGCCTCGACGCGGCGCAGGATCCCGACTGGCCGGTGGCGCGCGACCTCGACCTGGTCGAGCGGATGACGCGCGGCGACGGAGCGGGCAACACGGCCGCCGCCATGGGTTTCGTGAAGGACGCCGTGCTGGCCCGCTGGCGGCAGCTGTTCCCCAACCCCCCAACGATCGAGGAGCAGGCGGCCATGCTGGCCGTGCTCCGCACCCGTGTTCACAGCCAAGGAGAGTGACGATGCACGTGAAAATCCACACCGGCGCCGTGCCGGACGGCGAGACGACCATCACCCAGAGCGCGGCGCAGATCGTGCGGATGGGCTTCAACCCGTCGAAGCTCGAGCGCGTCGACCGCATCAAGGCGCTCGCCGCCGCGCTCGTCTCGGAATGCGAGGCGATCCAGAACGGCGTCAAGCCCGGCGGGCGCGAGGCGGCCATCGCCATCACCCAGATCCAGGGCGCCACCATGTTCGCCGTGGCGGCCGCGACGGCGGAGCTCTGACGTGCCCCGCTTCCGCAAGAAGCCAGTCGAGATCGAGGCGGTCCAAGTCCGTGCGGGAGAAATCCCGCACGAGCTGGACGGCTTCATCATGGCAGGGCGGATCCGGCACACGGAGCAGGACACGTTCCTGATCGAGACACTCGAGGGCACCATGGAGGCGCGCCCCGGGGACTGGATTATTCAAGGCGTCGCTGGCGAGCTCTACCCCTGCAAGCCCGACATTTTCGCCAAGACCTACGAGCCGGTCTGACGCCATGTCCCACCCGACCCTCGACGAGATCGTCTCCGAGCTTCGCAGCCGCTGCGAGGACGTGGCGCGCGAGTATGCGCCCGGGGGCTACGTCGACGGCGGGCGGTACTGGGCGCTCGACCCGGGCCGGGACGACCGGAAGATCGGGTCCTTCTACGTGAACCTGCGCGGCGCCTACCGGGGCCGGTTCCGCGACGAGAGCACGGGCACCGGCGGCGACATGCTCGACCTGATCCAGCGCGCCACGGGCAAGACAAAGCACGAGGCGATCGAGGAGGCGAAGCGGTTCCTCGGCATGGTGTCCGAGACGCAGGAGATGCGGGCCCGGCGGATCGAACGGCAGCGCAAGGCCGAGAAGGCCCGCGCGACGGAGGAGCAGGAGGACGCCGAGAAGCGCGCCCGTCGGCAGCGGCAGGCCCATGCCACCTGGCTCGAGGCGGAGCCCATGCTCCTCGACACGCCGGTCGACCGCTACCTCGCCGGCCGGGCGATCGACCTGCGCAAGCTGCCGCGCCTGCCCGGGGCGATCCGCTACCACCCGAAGCTCCGCTACTACGCCGTCGACGACGAGACGGGCGAGGTGGTGGAGGGCGAATACCCCGCCATGGTCGCCGCGATCTACGGAGGCTGGACGCCCGACGGGGCGCGGCCGGACTTCATCGGGATCCACAAGACCTATCTCGCCCGGCGGCCCGACGGCAGCTGGGGCAAGGCGCCGGTGCCGAAGCCCAAGCTCCTCTGGGGATCGAAGAAGGGCGGCTACATCCGCGTCTGGCCCGGCATGGGACCGAAGGGCGGCAAGGGCCTGCCGATCAGCCGCGCGCCGCGCGGGAGCTGGCTCTACATCGCCGAGGGGATCGAGGATGCGCTGTCGGCGGTGATGCTGCCCGGCGGGCTCGAGCGCCGCGTCGCGGCCGCGATCGACCTGGGCAACATCCGCGAAATGCGCCTGCCCCCGGCGATTTCGGAGGTGTTCCTCATCGCCGACAACGACCCCAAGCCCGAGCAGCGCGAAGCGCTCGACCGCGCCGTCCGCGTCTTCGCGGAGGAGGGCCGGCACGTGCGCGTCTGGCGCAACGAATACGGGGGCAAGGACCTCAACGACGCGCTCGTGCTCGCCATGCGGGCGGAGCTGGAACGGGAGAAGGAGAAGGCATGAACGCCGTCCGCGCCATGACACCCGACGAGCGCCAGCGCGGCCGCCGCGCGGCGCTGAAGCTCGCCGCCGACGAGCTCGAGCGGCTGGTGGCCGAGATCCCGCCGGCGCCCGAGTACAAGCCCAGCACCTGCGCCGACGCGGGCGAGAGGACCAGCCACTACGAAGCGTGGCGCGCCGCGGTGAACGTCCGCAGCGCGCGCTTCGACCGCGTGGCCAACCATCTTCGAGACACCCACGGCGCCCGGATCACCGATACCGGAAACGCCTCCCGCATGACGCTGCGCGGGGTCACGTGCAGCTGCACCGGCGGGCTGCCGCAGCTCTTCACCAACTGGGTCCGCAAGGCGCGGGCGGAAGTGGAGCGGCTGGCATGAGCGTCTGGTATCCCATTCTCGCGAGCCTCGTCACCGGCGCGATCTGGGCCAGCGCCATCTTCGGCCCGACCGACCGCGCGATCGAGCGCATTATGCTCGCCCTCCTCTGCGCAGCGTTCGCCGCCGGGGTCTGGATGTCGTGGGTGCTGACGTGAGCGACATCCCGTTCTACTTCGACGCCCGCATCGAGTATCTGCCCGGCATCGGCTGGCGCCTCGTCATGGGCGAGAAGATCACCGCGCAGGCCGACCAGTGGGGCCATTTCCGCAGCTGGGCCGCGCCCGCCGGCGAGTACGCAAACCTGCCCGCGCCGCTCATCTGGGCCGCGCTTCGCTGGGCTTCCGGCGAGGTCCGCCAAGTCATGGTCCCAAACCGCTACGGGACGGTTCATTCGGATCGCCGCCGCGATTTCCTTCAGTCGGTGGCCGATCGGATCAACTCCCGCACCTTCCCGGAGAACTGGCCGTGACCGCCCCGCACCCCGCACCCGTTCTCCTGCTTTCGGACCTGCCGGTCCGCTTCCGCCTCGAGCACGACGAGCTCGGCTGGCGCATCGGCATCGGTGAGGTCGCCTACGTCCGCCCCGACGAGCGCGGGCGGATCACGAGCTGGACGCATGACCCGGCGATCAGCCCCGAGGAGGTGCGCCGGGACGTCGAGCTCCTGAAGGCGATCGTCCGCGAACTCGGCACGATGCTCGAGCGGAAGCTCCTCTTCCAGGACATGCACGGCGCCCGCCGCGAGGCGGCGCTGACCGAGGTGATCGAGATCGCGAACGAGGCGGTGCTCGAGGGGAAGGTTTCCGACTGGATCGGGAGGGACGCGTGAGCAGCCGCACAGAGGTCTTCTATTCGCCGGCGCACGGTGCCGGCGCGCTCGCCGCCGCGATCGACGACATGCTCATAGACCGCGCGGTCTCGGCCAACGTGCGGGCCAAGGCCCTCGAGGAGGAGCTGCGCCACGAGCGGGCCACCATCGCCCGCCTCGAGCGACGGGAATTGCTCACGCGGCAGCGCCGCAAGCGAAAGTAGAAGGCAGGGACAGTGACAGAAGGCTCCGAGCAGGGAGCCCCGCGCAAGCCGGACCTGAAGATCCTGGGCGCGGAGCTCGAGAACACAGACCGGGCGGCCGAGGCGAAGAAGCCCGAGCCCGAGGCGAAGCAGAGGGTCGCGACCGGCGTGAAGACGGCCGCGGACCTCGCACGGCGTGAAGTCGGCGAGATCTTCCCCGGCTGCCCCGTGACGGCGCTCGGCGTCCACGGGAAGACGTTCTTCTACCTCGACTGGCTCGGCCAGCTGCAGGACGAGAAGCAGCACACGAAGGACCGGATGCGCGCGCTCTTCGGCGGGCGGTCCGACATCCTTCAGGGCTGGTTCCCGCAGTACAACAAGAGCGGCATGGTGTCGGGCTGGTCGCAGGAAGACCTGGCCACGATGATGATGACCGCCTGCACCGAGAAGGGCGTGTGGAACGCCTTCGAGAAGGTGCGCGGGCTGGGCGCCTGGCCCGACGACGAGGGCGGGATCGTGCTCCATTGCGGGGACGCGATCCTCTACAAGGGCAGCTGGCGGCAGCCGGGCGAGATCGACGGCTACGTCTACCCGTCGTCGCCGCGGATCCCCCGACCCCTCGAGGAGTTCATCGGACCCTCGCCGGGGCAGGTTCTCCTCGACCTCCTGAAGACGTGGAGCTGGCTGCGCGAGGACGTGGACGCCTACCTCCTCCTCGGCTGGATCTGCGGGGCGATGTTCGGCGGCGCGCTCGACTGGCGGCCGCTCGTCTGGGTGACGGGCGATGCCGGCACCGGCAAGTCGACGCTCCAGAAGCTCCTGCGGCACGTCATGGGCGGCGAGGGCGCCATCCTCCAGTCCACCGACGCCACCGAGGCGTCGGTCCGGCAGTTCCTCATGCAGTCGACGATCCCCGTCAGCCTCGACGAGATCGAGGCGGAGGCGAACGGGCAGAAGGTGCAGGCCGTGGTGAAGCTCGCCCGGCAGGCGGCCTCCGGCGGCGTCATCCTGCGCGGCGGGGCCGACCACAAGGGGCAGGAGTTCAAGGCGCGCAGCGCGTTCATCTTCAGCTCGATCAACGTGCCGCCGCTCCTCGACCAGGACATCAGCCGGATCGCGCTCCTCGAGCTCATGCCGTTGCGCCGGGGCGAGACGCCGCCGGCGATCGAACCGCGCCACTGGACGCGCGTCGGGCGGGGCCTGAGGACGCGCGTGATCGACGGCTGGGGACGGCTCCACGACACGCTCGAGCGCTACCGGCAGGCCCTTGCGCGGGCCGGGCACAGCGCGCGCGGGTGCGACCAGTTCGGGACGCTCCTCGCCATGGCGGACCTCGCGCTCTACGACGAGGTGCCCTCGGCCGAGCGGTGCGATCTCTGGGCCACGAAGCTCAGCGCGAGCGCGATCGAGGAGCAGACGGACCAGTCGGCCGACTGGCAGCGGTGCCTTAACTACCTCTTCGCGCAGCAGCTCGACCTCTACCGCTCGGGCGAGCGCTACACCGTCGGCCGCTGGGTGCTGATCGCGTCGGGCTACGACCAGTCCGAGGAGCCGCACAAGGCGCAGCGGGCGCTGCAAAGCGTGGGCTTGCGCGTCTACGGTGAGCGGCAGGCGGCCCAGCTGGCGGTGGCCAACGGGCACGACGGGCTCGCGCGGCTCTTCGAGGGAACGCACTGGCATGCCCAGGGCGCGCAGAAGGGCGTGTGGGCGCAGGCGATGAAGCGCGTGCCCACCTCGCAGGCCACACCCACGATCAAGTTCGACGGCGTTGTCTCCCGGGCAAGGCGCTTCTCGCTCCGCGCAATCCCCAACTTCTCGGAAGATGATGAAATGTCGCAGCCGCCGCAGGCGGGTGCGACGCCGCATTTACCCAGCGATATCAACGATTACTGAGGCGCGCGACCGTGATCCCCGCACCCCGCACCCACGTGCCCGAGCCCGCACCCGCACCCGTTGCAGGATGGTCCCAAACGCGCTACGCTGACGGTCATCGGCGCGCGCGACTGGTGCGCTCCGCCTCCGGGTTCGGGGGTAACAAAATCGGGGCAGGGGAAAAACGTTACCCCATTTGTTACCTCGATTGTTACCGGAATGTGCCGGTAAATCAGCGACTTAGCGGAAAGGTAACGCGGGTAACAAGATTCACCCCCCCCTCTCATACGGGTGCGCATGCGCGCGCGTGCACGGCGAAGTGTGTGTTACCTTGTTACCCTGTTACCAGAGATAGCTATCTATCTGATCTCGCAAGGGAAAATCGGGTAACGCTCGCGGTAACGTCTTTCCGGAAGGTCACCGAAAGCGTTACCTCGATCCGCCGCGCTTCGCCTAAGCCTCTGAATTCCTTCGGAAAGGGGGTGTTTAGTGGCTAAGCCCCGCAACCAGTGGGAGGTCGACGCGCGCGCCATGGCCGAGCGGATCGAGCGCGCGGCCGAGCTTGGCCAGCAGCTCACCTTCCTCCCGGACGAGCTCCCGGCCGAGGCCGACCAGGGCGAGGGCGCGGCGATCGGGCGCCCGGCCGGCGCGCGGAACAAGGCCTCGAGCCAGATGCGCGACTGGCTCGCGGCGCGCGGGTTCCGCCTGCCCGAGGAGGTGCTGGTGCAGATGGCGGGCCTCGACGCGCAGGAGGACGCCGTCCTGGTGGCCATGGCGCGGACGGAGCGGATCCTCGCCTGGGCGTTCGACGTGGGCGCGGACGTGCCGCTGCCGAAGGGCACGGCGCGGGTGGCGACACCGGCCAAGCGGCTCGAGGTCTTCATGCAGGTGTTCACGATCCAGCTGCGCGCGGCCGAGGCGATGCTGCCCTACGGCGCGGCGAAGGCCTCGCCTGACGTGAACGTGGTCCAGCGCACGACGATCGTCATGCCTGGCGCGGCTGCACCGGCCGATCCTGCCGCCTCGGCACGGGACGTGACGCCCCGTTCGGACGGTCGGATGCGGCCGCCGCCGCTGCCGGGCGAAGTGCAGCGAAATCAAGGGGTTGCAGGCGCGCCGGATCGCGCGTCGGACGGGCGAGGTCGGACGGAATGAGCAAGCCATTGATATCGCAGGGGGTTTTCGGGTCCGTCCAACTGATCGGAAATCAGGTGCCCCCCCTCGATCGCGCGGCCGGCCTGCGCGCGGGCGCGACCCCCGGGGGGGCCACCCCGCGCGCTCACTCCCTGCCCCTGGCTGTGAGGCCAGTTCACCTTTCGGAGGTCCTTTCGTGATGGGTTTCGGCGCGACAGGGGAGGCGTCCCGATGGGGTCGGGGGTGTGCCTGGGCTCCGTCTGACGAGGGTCGGGGGGCTAGGCTTGCTCCGGAGGCTGATCGCCTCGCCGAGCAGGACTTCCGCGCGTGGAGCGCCGCGGAAGGTCTGGCCAACCTGCGCGGGGAATTCGCGGAGGTCAAGCCGGAAGTTCCCACGACCTTTCCGGGGCCGATCGCCGAGGCGATGTTCTGGGACGACAGTTCGATCGTCGGCATCCAAGGCCCCGTGGGGTCGGGCAAGACCACGACCGTCCTGCACTCCCGCCTCCGCCGGGCACGGATGATGCCGCGGTCCACGATCGACGCCATCCGGCACTACAAGCTCCTCGTGATCCGGGCGACCTACCGGCAGCTCTGGTCGACGACGATCCCCGACTTCCTCGGCGTCTTCCCGAAGGACCTGGGCGAGTGGTCCGGCGGCCGCGGCGGGCCGGTGACCTACGTCATGCCCTTCGAGGACGAGGACGGGCCGATCGACTTCACGGCCGAGTTCATGGCCTTCGGCGACGACATCGTGGGCTCGATGCGCGGCTACCAAGCGACCGACATCTGGCTCCACGAGATGGACACGAACCCGTCAGACGTCCTCATCAACGGCATCACCCGGATCAACCGCTACCCGGCCAAGCGCCACTTCGACGGCTACCCGCCCGAGTTCCGGGACTATGGGCAGATCGTCGGCGACATGAACGCCATGGACAAGGACAACTTCGCCTACAAGCTGTTCCACGACGAGAAGGAGCGCACCCGGATTGCGGCGGAGCTCAACCGGAGCCTGCCAGAAGGCACGAAGCAGATCCGCATCTCCTTCCATCGGCAGCCCGGCTACGGCGAGCCCGGAACCGAGAACCTGCACAACCTCTCGACGGCCTACTACCCCACCCAAATCGCGACCATGAAGCTCCTCGGGCGCGGGGACATGATCGAGCGGATGGTCTACAACCGCGTGACCTATCTCCGCGTGGGCCAGCCGGTCTTCCAGCGCGAATTCAACCGCGACATCCACGTCTCCCGCCAGCCGCTCGAGCTGATAGAGGGCGTGCCGCTGCGCATCGGGCTCGACCAGGGCTTCAAGGGCGCCGCCGTGATTGCCCAGTTCGTGCCGCCGTTCCAGTGGCGCATCTACGGGGTCGTGTTCTTCCCGGAAGAGCGCCTCTTTGCCCGCGAATTCGGGCGCCGGCTGCGCGAGTACCTACAGGAGCGCTTCCCCAACTGGCCCATCGAGGGCGGCTGGGGCGATATGGCGGGCGAACACGGCGCTTCGCAGTCGGCCGACGAGAACGCGACCTGGAATTCGGTCGTCAGCCAGACTGCGGGCTTCCCGATCCTGCCCCAGCGCGTCGGTACGAACCGCATACAGCCCCGCCTCGAGGCGGTCCGCGCTGCGCTCGAGCACATCCGGGGCGGCAAGCCGGGCCTCATCATCGACCGCCACGACGATTGCGACCCGCTGATCGCGGCCTTCGAGGCCCGCTACGTCTGGACCGAAGACGGCACCGACAATCCCAAGAAGGTCGGGCACGGTGACCATTCCGGCGAGAAGCGGAAGATCCCCGACAAGCGCTTGCCCGAGGCGAACGTCATGGACGCGCTTCAGTACCTCTGCCTGAGCGAGGTCCTGGGCGACGGCCTGACCGACACCCGGCTTCACGACATCCCCGGCACCGGCCGCAGCGATGCGATCGGCCACAACGGAGGCCCGCCGCTGGGCGACGAGGGCGGCCTCCTCTCAACCTACGACGTTCTCAACCCCTACGGAGGCTGACATGGCAAGGAAGAACATCACGCTGAAGGCGTCGGAGCGCGCCAAGCTCGAGGAATGCGAGAAGATCGCAACCGAGTTCGAGTACGAGGGCTACGACGGCGTCATCGAGCGCTTCAACGCAGTCGAGGGCGTCGAGCCGCCGGTCTTCAGCGAAGACGAAGGCTGGAAGGTGATGACCTTCTGCGGCGTGGAAACCCGCTCGGCCGTCTCGGGCAAGCCGCTCCTCGACAACTGGGCCGCTGCGGCGCGCCGCAAGCTCCTCGAGGTCGCGTAAGCATGGCTCTCGAGCTCCGCCCCTGGGACGATCACGACGCGCTGATCGTCTTTCGGACCCTCGACCACCACGACCAGGCGGAGGCCGAGGCCGTGCGGGGGCGGAGCGCGACGGGCGTGCAGCTCTGGGCCGACTGGCGTGCCGTGGAGCAGGTGCGGATCGTCTCGATCCTCGCCTGCACCAGCGGGACGCCCTTCGCCGTGCTGGGGCTGAGCCACAGCGGACAGGCCGGCGTCGCCGAGGCGGCGCTCCTCGCCCGCAATCACAGCCGGTTCCGCGTGCCGCTGGGGCGGCTCGCGGTGCTGATCCGCCGCCGGCTGCCGATCGTGGCGGCCGAGACGGGCATCCACCGCGTCGAGGCGCGCGCCTGGGCCGCGCATCCGTCCGCCTCGCTCCTCCTTCAGGGGTGCGGCTTCCACCTCGAGGCGACCATGCGGGGCTTCGGCTCCGATGGCCTTCACACCTTCCGCCAGTATGCGTGGGTCGCCCCGCGCGCCAACCAGGAGAGTTGATCCATGTGCATCGCACGGGCCTTCAGGGGGCCGAAGATCCCTGATCCGAAGCCGGCCATCTTCGCGGCGCCGGACAACACCGAAGCCACCCGCGCCGCCTCGCTCGAGGCCGCGCTGCGCCGCCGCCGCGCAGGTGCCGCGGCCGACATCCTCACCAGCCCGACCGGGATCCCGGCCACGGCCACCATGGGCGGGGTCGCGTGATGAAACACGACCGCACACTGGCCGAGCTCGGCCTCGCCCCCGAAGACGAGGGCGAGGAGGCAATCCGCCGCTGGGACGAGCTGAAGGGCACCCGGGCGCATTACGAGGGCGACTGGGAAAGCATCGCCCGGCTGATCCGCCCGCAGCGCGGCGGCTTCGCCAGCGCCGACCCCGCGCGCGTCCGGGACGAAAAACCCCTGTCATCGGCCCCGATCGTCGCGCAGTCCAACTTCGCGTCGGGCCTCTACGGCACGCTCACGAACCCCGCGAACAAGTGGTTCTCGCTCGCATCGCAGGATCCCGAGCTCAACCGCTACCAGCCGATGAAGCTCTGGCTCGACACGTGCAGCCACCGCATCCTCGCGAGCTTCATGCCCTCGACCTCGCCCTTCTACTCGGCCGCGGTGCAGCTCTTCGCCGACATCTCGTCCTTCGGGAACGCGGCCCAGTACGACGAGGTCCGCCTCGAGGAGCGAAAGATCCTCGACGTCACCCTCTCGCTCGCCGAGGTCGTCTTCGACATCGACGCCTGGGGCCGCGTCATTGAGGCGGTGCGGAAGTTCAAGCTCAAGCCCCGCGCAGCCGTCATCATGTTCGCGGGTCAGGTGCCCGCGAAAATCGTCGAACTGGCGCAGAAGGGCAGCCAGGAGGAGCACTGGTACTACCACCACGTCAAGCTCAACGCCGACTACCGGCGCGGCCGCCTCGGCCCCGCGGGCAAGCGCTGGTTGTCCATCTACGTCTGCGAAGTCCAGAAGATGGTCTGCCGGCGGGCGGGCTACGAGGAGATGCCCTTCCACGCCCCCCGCTGGGAGGTGGAGAGCGGGCAGGTCTACGGCACCGGCCCGGGCTTCATCGCCCTCGCCTCGGCCCGCGTGTCGCACCGTATGCAGGAAGCGAACCTGCGCGCCGCGCAGAAGGCCGCGGACCCCACGCTCCTCGCTCCCGATCGCCGGACATGGAAGCTCAACGGCGTCGTGCGGCCCGGCCACACGGTCTATGGCGGCGTCGACATGCAGGGGCGGCCGACGGTCCGTCCGCTCGACAACTTCGGGGCCACCAACCTCTCCCTCGAAATGCAGCAGGAGGTGAAGGACGAGATCCGTGACGCCTTCCACTACAGCCTGATGACGCTGGCGGGCCGCACGGGCATGACCGCGACCGAGGTGATGGAGATCCAGGAGGAGAAGATGCGCCTCATGGCTCCGCACATGGGCCGGATCCAGGAGGAGTACCTCGCGCCCAAGATCGCGCGGCGGTTCCAGATCCTGTTCCGCGCGGGCCAGCTGCCCCCGCCGCCGGACGGCATCCCTGAAGGCGCGGGGCTCGAGGTCGTTTACACCTCGGCCGCGGCGATGGCGCAGAAGTCGGCCGAGGGCGCCGCCGTGGTCCGCATCCTTCAGGACATCGCGCCGCTTGCCGGGGTCGATCCGCGGTACATGGACCGGATCAACCCCGACGACGTGCTCGAGGTGCTCCAAGAGGCCCGCGGCGCGCCCGCGCGGATCCTCCGCTCCCGCGACGAGGCCGACCAGCTGGCCGAGGCGCGGGCGCAGGCGGCGCAACAGCAGCAGCTCCTCGAGCAGGGGCCGGCGGCGGTGCGCGATCTGGCGCAGGCCGGGGCCACGATGCAGGGCGGGGAGGGGATGGCGTGACACAGCGCGTGCAGCTGTCCCGCAAGGCCGGATGGCGGATGCCTGACAACACCGTCAAGGTCGATCGCTCGACCAAGTGGGGCAATCCGTTCACGGCCGACGCCGCTCTGGAGGCAGGATACGGGCAACCGCACAGGATCGCCGTCGTCGCTTTCCGTGCGTGGCTGTCGGGTGATTTCTCGTACTGCGGAGCAGATCAATACCGCGACCGGCGGGCTGCCATCCTCGCCGGTCTGCCGGAGCTGCGCGGCAAAAACCTCGCGTGCTGGTGCCGTCCTGACCGGCCCTGTCACGCTGACGTGCTTCTGGAGCTCGCAAACGCATGATCCTCGACCGCCTCACCATCCTTCAGCGGATGTTCCCGTCCGCGCGCGCGGCGCAGAAGGTCGCGCAGCGGTGGCACCGCGCGGCGACCAAGGATCCCGAGCTCGTCCAGGACATCATCCGCATGGGCGGGATCCTCGCCCAGCGGACCCGGACCTTCGACGCCGACGGTGTCGAGGTCCTCGCCCCGATCGACCCATACCGGCTCGCCGAAGAGAACGGCCGCCGCGAGTTCGCGATCGAGCTCATGACCATGATGCAGATCGACCCCTACCAGCTTTCCCAACTCACGGAGGACAACAGTGAGACTGATTGAGCAGTTCACCCGGCGGCCCGTCTGGGCGCCGAACGATGGCGGCGCAGGCGGAGATCCCGGCGCGGGTGGAGCCGATGCGGCGGCAGCAGCCGCTGCCGCAGCTGCGGCTGCCGCCGCGGCCGGCGCAGGCGGCGGCTCCGCCCCGAAGTGGTGGGAGAACGACAAGTCCTTCTCGGCCGAGGAGCGCGACTGGCTCACCGCGAAGGGCCTCGCCACCGACGATCCGGGCGAGGCACTCGCCAAGGCGCTGAAAGGCTACCGCTCGGCCGAGCAGAAGCTCGGCAAGCCCGCCGACAGCGTCATGGACCGACCCGCGAAGGACCAGAAGCTCGCCGACTGGATGAAGGCCAACGCGCAGCTCTTCGGCATCCCCGAGAAGGCCGAGGCCTACGAGCTCGAGGTGAAGGACCTGCCCGAGGGCGTGCAGTGGGACAAGGGGCTCGAGGACAAGTTCCGCACCTTCGCCCACGACAACGGCGTCCCGGCCGACCTTGCGAAGGGCATGGTGCAGCTCTTCGCCGGGCACATGGGCGAGACGGTCAAGGGCCTAGAGACCGAGCTCCAGACGACGCGCCAGCAGCTCGAGCTCGAGCTGAAGAAGGACTGGGGCGACCAGTACGGGGCGAAGGTCGTGCTTGCCAAGCAGGCGGTCGACGCCCTCGCCGAGAAGGCGGGCTTCGATCAGAAGGCGCTGACGAACCTCAACATGGCACTGTCCGAGAAGGTCGGGGATCCCGCCGTGATGCGGCTCTTCGCGGCGATCGGCGAGATGATGGGCGAGGACACCATGAAGGGCATGGGCAAGGGCGCGAGCTCGCTCGCCACCACGCCCGCCGAGGCCCGCGCCGAGATCGCAAAGCTCCGCGCGTCGGATGGCGAGTACACGAAAGCGCTTCAGGCGAGCAACCGGCCAGAGATCGCGCGGCTCCAGGCGCGGATCGAGACGCTCACACGGATCGCGGCGGGCACTTGACGCGATGCGCCCCGACTTCGGTCGGGGCGCACCTGAGCCTAGTGCATGGTGGAGACGCGGTAAGAGCCCGTTGCCGGTCCCAGAACGAGGGCTTGGGTTTGGTTCCTGACCTCGATCTTCAACATGCGCGACAGCGGCACCAAACGCCTCGTGCCGCAGGCTCCGCAAGAGCAGTCGAACATGGGCTCGCCGTCGCTAGGCGAGCCATAGGCATCGAACACTGCTTCTACCATCTCCGGAGAGATTTCCCCGCAAGGCACGAGGGCCTCGCAGGGGCACAAGGTCGCCAGATGGAAAGTCCGCTGGCGATAGGTCTTCGGGGGCCTGTTTTTCCCCATTTCTTCACCTCAAAGGGTTACCGAATTGGGGCTTGACCGTGCCTCATGCCTCTGTCATGGACAGGGCGTGAATTCACAAATCTCCGCCCCTTCTCGGCGGTTGCAATAGGAGCGGCGGGTCTAGCCACCCGACCGCTCCAATTTTTTGATCTAATGGGAATCGTGCGCCGAGTCCAGACGTTGATGTTCACGTCGCGTTCTCCGCAACCCGACGCGTTGCCTACGAGGGGTTGTGCCGACGGGGCTTGACAGCACAACCGCCTTTCGGCCAGATCAGTCGCGACGGGCACCCGGAGCCTTAGTTCCGGTCCAGACGACAGCGGGAAAGACCGCCGGGTAGCGCACGAGACGCGCAGGACGGGTCCGGCGTTCCGGGCACCCCTTCCGAAAAACCTCAGACCATCGTCGTTTTTCCGGAGGGGACACATGTCCTTCGACCAAAGGGTCGAGCAGCACCACAAGCTGCTGTTCCGCGACACCTTCATGCAGGTCACCCAGTACAAGGGCTCGAAGCTCCGCCCTTACGTGACCGAGCAGGCCTGCCAGGGCGAAGGTGCCACGGCCGCCGATCTCATCGGCATCATCACCTACCGCCGCGGCACGGGCCGCCGGCGCACGAACATCGAGAACGTGCCGCAGCGGACCCGCCGCTGGCTCGTCTACCGCGACCCGATCGAGACGGGCCAGTACCTCGACAACGAGGACAAGTTCCGCCAGGCGGGCCAGCCGGACAGCATGCTCATCGACGCGCACGTCATGGCCATGCGCCGCGGCGTCGACGACACGATCCTCGGCATCGACGAGAACGGCGCGGTCGGCGAAGGCGGCATCCTCGGCGTCATCACCGAGGGCAAGACCCCCGGCGGCGCGGGCGTTGCCCTTCCGTCGGCCCAGCGGACGGTTGTGGGCGGCACCGGCCTCACGATCGCCAAGCTCCGCGCGGCGCGGCTGCGTCTCGGGCTTGACGACAACGACCTCGAGAGCATGACCCCGGTCATGGCGATCACGTCGCGGCAGCACGACAACCTTCTCGGCATCGTCGAGACGGCGAGCGCGAACCTCAACATGCTCGAGCAGCCGCATATCGTCGAAGGCAAGGTGAAGCGGCTCCTCGGCTTCAACTTCATCGAGGTCAACCGCCTGCCCCGCGCCGGCACCGTCCGCTCCTGCCCCGTGTGGGTGAAGCAGCAGGTGAAGCTCGGCGTCTGGCAGGACATCAAGCCGGACATGTGGAACGACACGGCCGCCCGGAACACCCCGTACATCCACGTCGACGCCTACATGGACGCGACGCGGATCGAGGACATCGGCGTCCACGTCGTCGAATGCAACGAGCCGTAAGCTCGGTGCGGCGGGGCTGACCCGCCGCGCATCCCCCTTGATCTGAGCAACAGGAGGGCATCATGCCCATTCGTGACAAGAAGGCGGACGTGTTCCGCGACCAGCGCGCGGGCGGCGCCGTCCTCGACGCTCCCCGCACCAATGGCCGGCTGCGCCACATCTACGGCACCGTCACCAACCTCGCCGACGACGACAGCGGCTCGCTCTTCCATCTGGGCGACCTGCCGTCTGCCTGCATCCTGCACGAGGAGACGTTCTTCGACGTCACCAACGACGGGTATGCGGCCATTCGCATCGGTACCCGCACGGATCCCGCCGCGCTGGTGTCGGTGCTGAAGTCCGCCGGCAACGAGGTGCTGCCCGTGGTCCGCGGAGGCGCCAACCATGCGCTTCCGCTCTGGCAGCGGATCGGCCTTCCCCGCAACCCCGGGGGCGTGATCGGCATCTACAAGCACGCGATCGCGAACGCCGTCGCCGCCGGTTCCACCCGGTACCGCCTCAGCTTCGTCGAGTGACGATCGTCCCGGCCCGGCGCGGCACCGCCCGCGCCGGCGCCACCCCCTGACGCTTCCGGAGCATCATGGCCGACCCGCTCGCCACAGACGGCATCGTCGCCACCGCCTTCGACCTGGTCGAGCTGCGCGCGCCGTCGAGCCTTTCGGACGACAGCGACGAGGCGGAGCTCGCCAACCGGCACTACCGCAAGGCGCTCGACAGCGTGCTCGAGAAGTCGGACTGGTCCTTCGCCCGCGCGATCGTGCCGCTCAACCAAGTCGACGTGACCGCCTCCGGACTTCAGGCCGATCCCGATCTTCCCTTCGTGTTCGCGCTGCCCGACCAGACGATCAAGGTCTGGCGGATCATGGCGGACCACTCTGTCTGGCGGCGTGACGGCCTATTCATCCGCGCCGACCAGGATGCGCCCATCACAGCCCGCGTCACTCTGCGCATCACCGACGAGACGAAGCTCCCCGCGACCTTCCAGCTCGCCGTCGCCTACGCGCTCGCTCGGCTCATCTCGCCGAAGCTGTCGACGAGCCTGGGCAAGCGGCAGCAGCTGCGGGCCGAGGCGGCCGAGGCGCTCCAGGACGCGCTCGAGGCCGACGCCCGGCAGGGGACCGAGGAGCGTTACGACGGGCTGCCCGATCAGCCCGACTGGGTCGACGAGGCGCTGATATGACCCGCGTCTCGACGCCGCAGTATGCCTTCTCATCGGGCGAGATCTCGCCGCTCCTCTGGGGCCGGCCCGACTACCAGCGACACCAGACCGGGCTGCGCACCTGCCGCGGGTTCATCCCACTGAAGGAGGGCGGGTTCACTCGCGCGCCCGGCTCGCTCCGCCGCGGCAACACGCTGGGTGATGCCCCCGCGCGGCTCATCGGCTTCATCTTCGCCACGAACGACGCCGTCGTGCTCGAGTTCACCGCCTTCCGCATGCGCGTCTGGCGCTACGGCCAGCTCGTCCTCTCCGGGCCCACGCCCTACGAGCTGGTCACGCCCTACGACGCCGCCGCGGTTGCGCGGCTCACCTTCGAGCAGTCGGCGGACGTCATCTACCTCGCCGACGGTGTCCTGCCCCAGCGCCGCCTCGCGCGGCTCGCCCTCAACAACTGGACGATCACCGAGTGGCAGCCGTCCGACGGGCCGTTCCGGCCGACGAACGCAAACACCGGGATCACGGTGCAGGCCTCAGCGCAGGTCGGCACCGTCACCCTCACGGCCTCGAGCGCGATCTTCTCGGCCTCGATGATTGGCAGCCTCTTCCAGCTCCAGCCCGACGGATACCCGACGATCCCGCTCTGGACCGGCAATACGACCGTCGCCGTGAACGACCTCATGCGCGCCGGCGGGCGGATCTACCGCGTCGACGGCGGAACCAACACGGGCGTCGTGGCGCCGTCGCATGTCGAGGGGATCGAGCTCACCGACCGGAACACGAACATCCGCTGGGAGCATATCTCGGACGGCGTCGGCATCGTCCGCATTACGGCCGTGGCCAGCGGCACCAGCGCGACCGCGACGGTCCTGCGCCGCATCCCGCCCAACTGCGTGACCGCCCCAACGTATCGCTGGGCGGAGGGCGCGTGGTCGACCAAGAACGGGTTCCCCGCGGCCGTCACCTCGGCCGACCAGCGGCTGATCTTCGGCGGTACGCCGACCGATCCGCGCACAATCTGGCATTCGGCGGCCGGAGCGTTCGGTGAGTTCCTGCCGGGCGTCGACGCCGACAGCGCCTTCGCCTTCGGGATCGCGGGCTCGGTCAGCCTCAACGCGATCCTCTGGCTTCAGGAGACCGACCGCGGGCTCGCCGTCGGCGCGCTCGGCCAGATCCTGTCGGCGCGCTCGACGGACGCCAGCGTCGGCCTCTCCCCGCTCACGACGCGCTACCGCCCCGACGCCAACATCGGCGTGAGCGGCGCGCGGCCGATCGCGCCCGACGGCAACCCGATCTTCATCAGCCGCGACCGGACGCGCGTGTTCGAGGTCCGCTACCAGTTCGAGAGCGACGCCAACCAGCCGGTCGAGCTCAGCGCGCCGTCGGCGCACCTCGGTGCCATCGGCTTCGACGAGATCGTCTGGCAGCAGGCGCAGCAGCGGGCGGCCTGGCTCCGCCGCAGCGACGGCACGCTGGCGATGATGCTCTACGACCCGCAGGAGGACGTCCTCGGCTGGGCGCTCGTGCCGGTGGCCGGTGGCTTCGTCGAAAGCCTCTGCACCACGCCCGACGCCGGAACCGGGCAGGACGTCGTCACGATGGTGGTGCGGCGTACCGTGAACGGCCAAACCGTGCGCTTCGTCGAGGAGCTCGTGTTCCCCTACGGCGTCGTCGCCGGGGCGCAGCCGATCGCGGAGGCGGTGCACTACTACGCCGCCACGGTCTTCACGTCGGGCACGCCGCAGAACACCTTCGTGCTGCCCTGGCTCGCGGGCGAGCAGGTGCGCGCCTGGACCGACAAAGGCGACTATGGCCCCCTCACCGTCGCGCCCGACGGCACGGTCACTCTTCCGGACACGGTGACCCGCGCCACGATCGGTCTCTTTGATGCGACGCACGAAGCGGAGACGCTCGACATCCGGGGCGCGGCGCCCGACGGATCCACGCTCGGCCGGCGCAAGAGGCTTCTGCCCGGGGGCGGGATCCGTCTGCACCGCACCGCGCAGCTCGAGATCGCGGCCCGGACGCGCAGCCTCGCGCGTCCCGCGCAGACCGGCAAGTTCAAGACACTCATCGACCGGCCGGTGGCGTCGGACCTTTCGGACGCCTTCTCGGGCGTGACCGAGATCCAGACCTTCTCCGGCGAACGCGAGGAGCAGTCGTACGTCATGCGCCCCGTCGGCGGCGCACCCGCCACCGTGCTCGAGCTCGTGCCGATGATCCAGCAGGAGGGCGGCTAGATGTGCATTCCCGCACTTGGCGCCCTTGCCCCTGCGCTGGTCGGAGGTGGCGCCGCGACGGCTGCCGGCGCAACCGCTGCCGCGACGACGGCCGCCGCGGGCATAGGCCAGACCCTTGCCACGGCGGGCACGCTCGCGTCGATCGGCGGGTCGATCTATCAAGGGATCGCCGGCGCCCGCGCGGCGCGGCAGCAGGCCGATCTCCTCGAGCAGCAGCGGCAGGACGAGCTGAAGCTCAGCGCCATCGAGGATGACCGCATCCGCGAGAAGTTCCGCACGGAGCTCGGCCGCCAGCGGGCGGAGCTCGTGGCGCGCGGCATCTCGCTCGACAGCCCGACGGCCGTCCTCCTGGGCGAGAGCGCGGCGCGCGAGGCCTCCTTCGAGAGCCAGTCGCGCCGCTCGACCGGACAGGCCCGGGCGACTGAGCTCAGCGCCACGGAACGGCAGGTCCGCGCGCGCGGGCGGCTCAGCCTGCTTCAGGGCGGGCTGTCCGCCGTCAGCACCTTCCTTGAGCGCGCGCCCGAGACCTGGCCCGGCCTCCTCAATGGAGGGTCCGCGGCATGACGCTGACCGTCCCCCGCGCGGGTGTCACCGCAGGCCGCGCGCCAGGCATCCAGGTCGAGCCCGACGAGACGGGCGCCGTCGTCGCGCAGTTCGGCCAGCGCATCGCGCAGGCGGGCGACGCCATCCTCAACGACGCGCTCGACCGGCAGGCGACGCGGCTCCAGATCGACATGACCAAGGCGCTCGGGGAGGCGCGGCTCGAGTTCGAGCAGATGAACGACCCCGACGCGATCGACGCGGGCTGGACACAGCGCGCGGCCGAGCTGCGCCAGCGCTTCGTGACCGGCGACGAGCGCAACCCGATCAACCCGCGTCTTCGGGAGCGCGTCGGTCTCGCCTTCGACGAGCTGGCCAACCGGCACGCGCTGGCGCTCGGCGCCCGGGCGGTAGAGGCGCGCCAGAACCAGCGGGCGGCGCAGCTGGTCGAATACACCCAGGCGGTCACGACGCAGGCGGCCTCGGCCGACCCGGAGACGCGGCAGGTTCTCCTCCGCCAGTTCCGCGACGACCTCGACCGCCGGGTCGCGGCCAACGAGCTCACGCCGCTCGAGGCGACCCAGCTCTACATCACGGAGAGCGAGCGCGTGTACAACGCGGCCGCCATCGAGATGATCGACAGCAATCCGCAGGGCTACCTCGACGCAGATGCCGCGGGGGCCTTCAGCGAGCTGTCGCCTGAGACGGCGGCGGCCAACCGCGTCCGCGCCCAGGGCAAGCTCGAGGCCATGGACGAGGCGAACCGGCGCGAGGCCGAGCGGGTAGCGCGCGAGCGGACGGCCGAGATCGGCGGCGAGCTCGACGCAATCCTGACACTCGCCAAGGGCGGCGAGGCGCGCCCCGGCGCGGCGCAGTTTCTCGCGGATCCCGAGGTTCAGGCGCATCCGCGGTACCGCGAGGTTCAGGCGCAGGTCCTGCTCCTCGAGGCGAAGCCCGACATCATGCGGATGACGCCGGCCGAGATCGACGCGATCATCGCCGATGAGGATCAGCGCCCAAAGATCGAGGGCTGGGAGCTCGACATCGGCAATGCGCTCGAGGCGGCGCGCGAACAGATCACGCAAGGTTGGCAGCAAGACGGGATCGCCTTCGCCCGCCAGCAGGGGTTCCGCGTTCCGGAGCTCGACCTTACCGACGTGGGCAGCGACGTCTTTGCGGACGGCCTCCGCGCCCGCGTGGAGTTCGCCAACCGCGCGGTCGCGGAAGGTTACACCGACCTGCCCCCGATCTTTTCGGATGCGGAGCTCGAGCAGCTGAAGACGGCCGCCGGCGTCGGCGCAGATCCGGCCGCGCGCGCGGCGCTGGCCGCGTCGATCCAGAAGGCGACGCAGGGCAACGCGGACGACGTCCTCGCCGCCATCGAGGCCGACACGGTCTTCCAGTTCGCCACGGGCCTGATCGGGTCCACCGGCTCGAAATCCCTCGCGGCGTCCATGTTCCGCGGGCAGCAGAAGATCGACGGCAAGACCGTCAACATGCCATCCCCGCGCGACCAGGTGCTTCTCTTCGACGACGTGACCGGGGGCCTCTTCGACGATCAGCCGCGGATCAAGGCGGAGATCATGGCGGCCGCCGCCGCGCTTTATGCCGACACGGCCGCCGGCATCGCACCCGAGGATGTCGAGACGGGATACTTCCGCGACGGCGAGGGTCGCGAGGCCTACAGCCGCGCCGTGCAGCGCGCCCTGGGCGCCGTCCAGCTGTCGGGCGGCGAGTACGTGGGCGGCGTGCAGGATGTGCCCGGCAACGGGCGGATGATCCTGCCCCACGGCATCAGGGCGTCGGAGGTCGCGGACGCGCGCGACCGGATCGCCAACGGGTTCATGATGCAGCCCGTCGACGTCAACGGCGTTCCGCTTCCGCCGGAGCCCGGAACGTCTGGTCCGCAGGTCGACCCCGACATCCTGTTCGGCGCGCTCCGCCGCTCGAGCGTGTCGCCCGATCCCGCACGCCGCGGGCAGACCCGGCAGGTCAACCCGGACTTCCTCGTGCCCGCCGATCGGCCGCTCGGCCCCCGCGAGCGCGAGGCGCTCTACCAGCTCTGGCAGCAGACACGCTTCGTCCGCGTCGGCGAGGACGAGTATGCGCTGATCTACACCGACCAGAACGGCGTCGAGGTGGAGCTTCCCGCTGCCGACGGCGGCCCGTTCCGCGTGTCGCTCCGTCGGCTCGTCCGGGAGGTGAAGCGATGAGCTTCTTCTCCAGAGAGCGTAACCCCGCCGCGCCTCCGCCTGTCCCCGACGAGGTGCGGCAAGGCGTGCTCGAGGAGCCCGCAGCCACGACGGACGTGATCGGCGCGGGCTGGCGTGCCGCCACGGTCGAGGACAACGTCTTCGGCTACAGCGACCGCAAGCGGCGGCAGCTGACGACGGAGCTCTACGACGCGCTGCCGGCGCCCGCGCGGGACAGGATCCTCGAGCGCCAGCGGGACAAGTCAATCGGCTGGCAGCCGCTCGAGGCGCTCGTCCTAGAGGAGGCCGGGCGCGCGGCCAAGGAAGATCCCGTTGCCTGGGGCGCCCGGCCGCTCGACGGTCTTCAGTTCGAGGACGAGCTCGTCCGGCGGGAGCAGGCCGATCTCCAGGAGGCGCTCGACATCCTGCGGCTCCCCGGCGGCGCGGTGCCCGAGTTCATCGGCCGCGGCGGCCGGGCCATCGTCGACCCGATCAACATCGCCCTTGCGCCCCTGGGACTGGGCGGCACCGCGCTCCGCGTAATCGGCAGCCAAGCCGCCTTGGGCGGCCTCGCTGAGGCAGCAGCCATCCCCCGGGCGCAGGAGCAGGCGGAGCGGCTTGGCATCACCCCGCCCGACCCGCTGACCCGTATTCTCTTTGGCGCGGCCGCGGGCGGCGGACTTGCGGCCGGTGTGATCGGCGTCAGCCGCGTGGCGCGCTATGTCGGCCGCGCGGGAGGCTGGCTCGACGCCGGGCGCCCGGAGGGTGTCAGCCAGCTCGACCACGTCGCCCAGCTCGGCGCCGCGGAGGCGCGGCTCCGCGACGAGATCCCGGCGCGCGAGGTGCTGTTCCCGCCGCAGGACCAAGCGAGCGCGCCGTCCGACATCGTCGACCGGATCATCGGCGCCGAGAGCAGTGGCAACGCCAACGCCAGAAACCGCGACAGCTCCGCCGCAGGCCTCGGCCAGTTCATCGACAGCACCTGGCTCGCCATGCTGCGCAAGTACCGCCCCGACATCGTGCAGGGCCGAACGAACCGCGAGCTCCTCGACCTGAAGTTCGACCCGGCGTTGTCCCGCGAGATGACCGCCGCCTACGTCGCCGAGAACACCGCCTATCTTCAGGAGCGCGGCTTGCCCACGACGCCCGGGGCGATCTACCTCGCGCACTTCGCGGGCCCGGAAGGCGCGGCGCGGATCCTCGCCGCCGCGCCCAACACGCCGATCGGCGCGGTCATGTCACGACGCGAGATCGCGGCCAACCGCGGCATTCGGTACAACGGCAAGTACTTCGCGCAGTTCACCGTCGGCGACGTTCAGGCCTGGGCAACGCGGAAGATGGGCAGCACGACCCCGATCCCGCCGGGCAGCGAGGTTCCGAGCTTCAGCACGTCCCGCGGCTTCACCGGCGAGGGGCAGGTCCGCGTCAACGACAACCTCCGGATCGACGTGCAGTACGAGGTGGTCGACGCCTCGATCCTCCGGCAGGCCTCGGGCGATCTTCAGCCGCGCGACCGCAGCCGGATCAACTCGGACGCCTGGGTGGCGGAGACGGCCGCAGGCCTCGATCCCGCGCTCCTCCGCCCTGCGCCCACGGCCGACCGTGGCACGCCCATCGTGGGCCCCGACAATGTCGTGGAAAGCGGCAACGGCCGCGTGCGCGCCATCGAGCGGGCCTATGAGCGGTTTCCCGATCGTGCCGCCGCCTACCGCCAGATGATCGAGGCCGAGACCGGCCAGCCGATCCCGGAGGGCATCGAGCGCCCCGTGCTCGTCGCACGCCGCCGCACCGAGCTCGACGATGCGCAGCGCCAGCAGCTCGTCCGCGATGCGCAGGACAGCGGCGTCGCACGCATGACGCCGACGGAGATCTCCGAGGTCACCGGCCGGGCCATGACGTCGGACACCCTCGCGCTTCTGCGCCCGGACGTGCCGCTCGCCGCCGGCGAGAATGCGGGTTTCGTGCGCCGCGCCCTCGGCCGCCTTCCGGCCTCCGAACGCAACGCGCTCTTCGACGCCACGGGCGCGCTCAACGCCGAAGGCTCGCGCCGCCTGCGGCAGGCGCTCTTCGCGCGCGCCTGGCCGGACCGCCAGCTCATCGGCCGCTATGCCGAGCTTGAGGATGCCGGGCCGCTGAAGTCGCTCCTCACGGCGCTCGAGCGGGCCGCGCCGGAATGGGCGGCGCTCCGGTCCGACATCGAGGCCGGGCTCGTGCGGCCCGAGTTCGACATCTCGCCCTTCGTGGTCGACGCCATGCGGCTGATCGGCGAGGCGCGCGAGGCGGCCGCGCGCGGTGAAGGGCCGATCGCCAACGTGCTCGAGGAGCTCCTCGCCGAGATCGACCTCCTCGAGGGGGCGCTGCCCGACGTGACCGTCTCGCTGGTGCGGAAGTTCTACCCGGACGGCAAGCCCGCCTCGGCCGAGGACGTGGCCGCCTTCCTTTCGGACTATGCCCGGCGCGCCCGCGATGTGGGCCAGCCAACGATGCTGGGGGACGATGTCGGCCCGGTCGACCTTCTGAAGTCGATCGACGGCAAGACCTTCGACGGGGTGACGGAGATCCCGGCGCGGACGGTGGAGCTCGAGCTCGACGCCGCTGCGCTGCCCGAGCCCTACGAGCTGGGCGCACTGTCGCCCGAGGCGGAGGCGGCGGACCTCGAGGCGATGACGTCACTGCGCGAGACGGCCGCGCTGCGCGAGGGCGCGGAGCCGCTGCGCGCCCTGCCGGACGACATCGAGATCGAACTCGGCGACGGGTCCAAGGCCAAGGCGTCGGAGATCCTCGACGCGGCCGAGGCGGACCTCGCGCTCGCCGACGTGATCGACCTCTGCAAGGTGGGAGGTCCCGGTGCCTAACATCGCCGACTGCATCGTGAACGCGCGCGACGGCGGGGAGATCGACCCGATCCGCGCGAGCCAGGCGCTCGATAACTTCAACGAGCTCGTGGCCCGCTACGAAACCAAGATGCCGCGGGCGGCCGCTGAGGCCGCGGCGGCCAAGGACCTGAAGGAGGCCACGCGCAAGGCCGCGCGGTCGCGGTTCCACGCGGTGGTGAACCAGCTCCAGGCGGCGCGCCGCATCCGGGAAGTGGTCGAAACCGCCGACGATCCGTTCGAGGCCGTCATGGGGCTTCTCGAGTGGCGCGAGGGCCGGTCGACCTCGGCCGAGAGCGTCGTGTCGGTGCGCGACGCCTACGAGCGGTCGATCAACTTCGAGATCCGCGAAGCGCTGAAGGAGATGTCGAAGAACCTCGTCGGTCAGTCGCGGAACAAGTCCATGCTCCTCGACACGATCCGCGAACTGCACGGGCAGGCCACCGGCAACGCCCGCGCCAAGGGCTACGCCGACGCGATCCGCGGCCAGCAGGAGCGGCTCCGCCAGTGGTTCAACGCCCATGGCGGCGACATCGGCAAGCTCGACAACTACGGGGTGCGGCACAGCCACGACGCGACCCGCATCCTGCAGGCGGGCAAGGACCAGTGGAAGCGGTTCCTTCTCGAGGGCGACCTGATCGACTGGAGCCGGATCGACGACTTCAGCACGGGCAAGCGTTTCGCCGAGCCGGGCGGCAAGCCCGATCCGCTGGCGGCCGATCGCTTCCTCGACGAGGTGTACGAAAGCATCACGACCGGCGGGTGGAACAAGCGCGAGCCGTCCTTCACCGCGACCGGCAAGGCGCTCTACAACCGGCGCGCCGAGCATCGCGTCCTGCACTTCAAGGACGGCGACCGGTGGATGGCCTACAACGACGCCTTCGGGACGCAGGACCCGTTCGACGCCATGATCGGCGGGCTGCACGTGATGGCGCGGGATATCGCCCTCATGCGCGTGCTCGGACCCAATCCCAAGGCCGGCCTCGAGTACGCGATCCAGGTGGCGCAAAAGCGGGCGGCCGAGAGCTCAAACCCCAAGCTTATCGCGCGGATGAACAAGCTGGCGGCTCAGGCAAAGGCCACGCTCGCGCACATCGACGGTAATGCAAACCGCCCGGAGAACGAGGCCATGGCCAACTTCTTCGGAGGCCTGCGGAACGTGCAAACCGCGGCCTACCTCGGTGGCGCGATCCTGTCGTCCACCACCGACATCGCCACCTCTGCCCTTGCCGCCCGCGCCGTGGGCATGAAGCCGACCGGCGTCCTTGCCCGGCACGTGGAGCTCATGGCCAGCCAGGCCACCCGCGAGACGGCGGCACGGATGGGGTTCATCGCCGACACGCTCGCCAACACCGGGGCCGGCGCCGCCCGCTACCTCGGCGACACCTTCGCCCCTGAGATCACCAACACCTTGGCCGACGCCACCCTGCGCCTGTCCGGCCTCAACTTCTGGACCGACATGGGCCGCGCCGCCTACCAGATGGAGTTCGCCGGTCACCTCGCGGAAAACGCCGCCCGGACCTTCGACCTGATTGATCCCGAGCTTCGCGACATCTTCGTCGCTCGCGGCATCACGCCATCCGACTGGGACAAGATCCGCGATCCTTCGGGCTTCTTCACCGCTCCCAACGGCTCCACCTTCATCTCGCCCGCCTACTGGCGGAACGCCGTCAACCTGCCCGCCGACGAGGCCGAGCAGCTGGCGATCCGGCTGGGCATGGCAATCTCCGAGCAGACCGAGATCGCCTGGCCGACCGGCAGCACTCGCGTGCGTGCTGCCGTCCTCGGAGAGGCGCGGCCTGGCACCGTGCAGGGTGAGCTGGGTCGGTCAGTCACGCAGTTCCGCAGCTTCACGATGTCGCTCACGATGCGCCAGTACGACCGGATCATGGCGCAGCAGACGATCCCCGGCCGCGTCGGTTATGCCCTCACGCTGTTCGCGGCGATGACCGCCATGGGCGCGATGGCGGTGCAGCTGAAGCAGATCGCCAAGGGCCGCGACCCGGTGCCCATGACGACACCGAAGTTCGCCATCGCGGCCGCGCTCCAGGGCGGCGGGCTCGGCATCTTCGGGGACTTCTTCGCCGCCAACCAGAACCGCTTCGGCGGCACCTTTGGCGAGACCCTCGCCGGACCCACAGCCGCTCTCATCGGCGACGTCGGCAGCCTCACGGCGGGCGCCGCCATGCGCGCCTTCCGCGGCGAAGACACCTTCTTCGGCCGCGACCTCGCCAACCTCGTCCGCTACAACACCCCCGTCGCCTCGAGCCTCTGGTACACCTCGCTCGTGTTCCACCGGCTGGGCTTCGACCAGTTCCAGCGGCTCGTCGACCCCGACGCCCAGCAGTCCTTCCGCGCCTCCGAGCAGCGCCTTCGCCGCGAAGGCACCCAGTCCTTCTGGGCCCGCGGCAACGCGCTTCCGACCCGCGCCCCCGATCTCTCCAACGCCCTGAGGACACGATGACCGTCGAAGCCTTCGTCCCGTCGCCTGTCTACGTGATCGCCGGCACCGGCCCCTACGGCGTGACGCACCCCTACCGGCAGGGCGCGCTGCGCCTGGCCGTGTGGCGGAACGGGATCCGCACGGAGCTCGGCCCCGCGGACTTCACGGTGAGCCCGGTCGACGCCGAGGACAACGGCACAGTGACGCTCAGCGCGGCGGCCGCGGCGACGCACGCGGGCGGCAGCCTGTTCATCACCCGCGACACAAGCCCGGAGCAGGGCTGGGAAGGCGCCACCAGCCGCGAGCGCGGGCTCGAGGCGCAGCTCGACTGGCTCACGCAGGGCATCCAAGACATCGACCAGGTGATCGGCCGGTCGCTGCGCGCGCCTCTCGGCGACACCACGAACCTCGAGCTGCCCCCTGCGGTCGACCGTGCGCTGCGCACGCTGATCTTCGACGCCACCGGGCGGCCGACCGTTGGGACGCCCCAGACGACGGCGCTCCTCGTCAGCGCTTATGTGCAAAGCCTCCTGGCCTCGGCCGATCCCGCGACGTTTCTCGGCCTGATCGACACGGACCTCGCCGGGATCGCGGCGACGACCTACGCAAACGACGAGGCACCCATCCGCATCGCGGGGAGCTGGCAGAAATTCCTCGTCTCGGCGTTCATGCGGGGGGTGCTGTCTGCGGCCAACCTCGCCGCGGCGCAGGCGGCCCTGGGCGTAGGTCTCGTCCCGATCGTCGAGAAGGTCGCGAACAACTCGGCCTCGCTGGACTTCACCGAGTTCAACCCGCTGATCTACCAGGGCTATGAGTTCCGCATCAGCGGGCTGGTCCCTGTAACGAACAACGTCAACCTCTTCATCCGGACCAGCACGAACGGGGGCGCCACATATGATGCCGGAGCCACCGACTACTCGTACGCCTTCTGGCAATCTGAGCACGTTAACACCGTTGGGGTTCACACCTCGGGCGGGTCAGCCGGCGAAGTCGCTATTGCGGTGCTGAGTGGGGGGATTGCCAGCGGGCTTTCCGGGCTGTCCGGCGAAGTCTCGCTTCCCTATCCCCACGAAGCTCGTCCGGCCGCCCTGAGCTTCAGAGGCATGTACGTCGCGGGTGCCGGCGGAAACCCAGTGAGGTCGTTCCATGGGACGGGTCGGCGATCGGCTTCTGCCGACGTCGACGCGATCCGCTTCCTTTTCGGTAGCGGCAACATCGCATCGGGGCGGATCACCATGTACGGGCTGAGACGGCCGTGATGACCCGCGCGCTCCCCGCCTTCCTCTTCCTCCTGTTCCTCGCCCCCTGGCCCGCGGACGCCGGGCCCGACCGGGTGTCGATCCTCCTCGGGTCGCACCACACGGAGGACTATGCCTGGGAGGAGGCCAACCCGGGCGTCTTCCTCACGTGGGAGGACGGCTCCTTCGGGCTCGACTACAGCCTCGGCGCCTATCGCAACTCCTTCGGGACAGGCTCGGTCGCGGCGATCGCCGGGCTCGAGCTCATGGCCTGGGAGGAGGGCGCGGCCAGCGCCTTCTGCGGCGCGGCCTGGTACCCGGGCAACGGCCAGCACTTCCTGATCCACGCCGGCGACGTCGTGCCGCTCTGCGGGCTCCAGCTGCGGCAGGGGCCCATCTTCGCCCAGCTCATGCCCGGCAAGGTCGAGCCGCCCGAGCTCATCCTCGCCTTCGGGCTCACCTTCGCCATCGGAGACGCACCATGAACGCGATCGCCAGACCCGACACGAACGCCGCGATCCTCGCCGTGGCGGGCAGCTACCTCGGCCTCGAAGAGTGGCCAGGCGCGCGGCACAACCCCGAGATCATGGCGATGTTCGGCGCCGTCGGGCACGACTGGGTAAAGGACGACGAGACACCCTGGTGCGCCGCTTTCGTGGGCGCGGTGCTCGCACAGTTGGGCCTGCCGCACACCGGCAAGCTCAATGCCCGGTCCTACCTCGAATGGGGCGTGCCGGTGCCGATCGCCGAAGGCGGGCCTGGCGATGTCTACGTCTTCTGGCGCGGATCGCCGGACGCCGCCACGGGGCACGTCGCGATCGGGGTTCGGCGCGATGGCGACCGCGTTCTTGTCCGCGGTGGCAACCAGGGCAATGCCGTCACCGACGCCTGGTATCCTGTCTCGCGGATCCTCGGCGTCCGGCGCTACTCGGCCGAGCTCGCCCGGCTGGGGCGGCCGACGCTCCGCGAGGGCATTAGCGGCGCGGCGGTCCGCGATCTCCAGGAGGAGCTCCGCCGCCTCGGCCACTTCGCCGGGCGGATCGACGGGATCTTCGGGCCACGCACGCTCGCGGCCGTGCTCGCGTTCCAGGCGCAGGAGGGCGTGGCGACCGATGGGATCGTCGGGCCCGTCACCTGGCGGCGCATGGCCGACGCCGAGCCGATGCCCGAGCGGAACATCGACGTCGACGAGCTGCGCGCCAGCGGATCCCGGACGATCAAGGACGCCGACCTGACCGAGGTCGTGGCCACCGGCACGGCCTTCGTCGCGGTCGCGCGGGAGGCCGCCGGCGTGCTCGAGGAGGGCAGGGGGGTGCTCGGCACGATCACCGCGCTCGTCACGGAACAGTGGCCCGCGCTCATCGCCATCGCCGTCGCCTTGGGCCTCGTCCTCTACCTGACCGGACGCATCAAAGCGGCACGTGTCTCAGACGCGCGCAGCGGCGCGAATTTGGGCCGCTGAGATGTGGGCGGCTACCCTCCTACCGGCGAGCGTGAAGCGGGCTCTGGCGGCCCTCCTGGCGCTTCTGGGAGGTGCTGCCCTGTTGTTCCACCTCGGCGCCCGACGCGGCCGCCGCCGACAGAAGGAGACCTTCGATGCGCATGACCGCAAGGGGGCTGATCGCCTTCGTGCTCGCGTGGACCGTACTCGCCGCAAGCAGCTGCGTCCGGACGAGCTCCGGTACCGAGACTGAGCGGGAGAGGTGCATGGCCTGGGCGTCGACGCTGATCCTCCCCTCCCGATCCGACACGGCCGAAACCGCGGTCGCGCTCAACGAGCAGATCGCCATCTTCCGGGCCGCGTGCCCGGGCATTGACCCAGGAGTGTGACCATGCCCCGCATCACCGACCTCCCCGCCACCTTCGCCTCCGTCGGGCCGCTCGCGGCCGACGAGATCTGGCAAGTCCACGAGGGCGCCGCCCGGATCTCGCTCGAGGCCGGCGCCGATGAGGACCGCGGCATCCGTCTGACCCAGTGGCAGACCATCACGATCATCGCCGGCAAGACCGTCCGCTACCGCCGCGACGGCGCCTCCGTCGCGATCCTGAGCCGCGAGGTCATCAGCTGATCCCATGCGGCCGCTTCGCACTCCCCGCCACCCGACGCACCCGACGCACCCCGTCGCCTTTCGGCGCGGGACCAGCCTGCCGCCCGTCATCACGGTGGCGTCGCCGGGCGGCACCAACCCGGCAGGCTCGATCCTGCCGCTCTTCGCCGGGGACGCCGTGTTCGAGGCCTTCCCGGCTTTCGCCCTCAACCCTGCCAACTACCAGTCGTCGGCAGGTCCCATCACCTCGGTCACCCGGGTCTGGTCCGTGAACGGCGGCCCCCTGGAAACCTACTGAGACAGGAGAACGACCATGCCCGATAACGTGACCATCACCCCCGGCACCGGCGAGACGATTGCCACGGACGAAATTGCCGGCGTCCAATACCCGCGCACCAAGCTCGGCTTCGGCGCCGACGGATCGTACACGGACGTCAGCGTGTCAGCGCCTCTTCCGACCAGCGAGCCGGCAATCATTCTCACCGGCGCGGCGGCCCAAACCGCGGTCGTCAACAACATCCTGGAGCCCGTGGCCGGCGCGGCGGGCACCAACGTGGAGAACATTCGGGCGGTGTCTGTGCAGGTAGTCTCGACCGGCACCGGCGGCACCTTCGTCTTCGAGCAGTCGAACGACAACGTGAACTGGAGGCCTCTGCCGGTCTTCAACGCTGAGCTCGTGACGGGCGTACCCATCACAGCCGCAATCACGGCAACGGTCTCGCAGATCATCTACAGCATCCCGATCCGCTGTCGGTTCCTGCGTCTTCGGATCGTCTCGGCCATCACGGGCGGCTCCATCCAGGCGTTCTCCCGTCTCGCGACCGAGCCGTGGACGCCCGCGGTTGCAACCGTGGCCCAGCCCACCGGCGCCAACCTCAACGTCGCGGGCACGGTCACGGCCAACGTCGTGGGGCAAGCGGCGCATGACGCCGTCGTCACCGGCAACCCGGTGCTCCTCGCGGGCGATGCGCGCAACGCGAACCCGGCCGCCGTCTCGGCCACGGGTGACGTCGCGCGGCTCATCACCACCATGATCGGAGCCCTCGTCACCAAGCCCCACGCGCTTCAGGAGGCAGCCTGGAACGGCGTCGCCTCGCCCACCGGCGCGAGCGACGTCGCGATCATCGCGGCCGCCGGCGCGGGCTTGAGGCGGCACACGACGGGCATCGTCATCTCCAACACCGGCGCGGCCGCGGCCACCGTGAACATCCGCGACGGCGCGACGACGCGGCTCACGATCACCCTCGGCGCGGGCGCGGTCGTGCCGCTCCCGCTCGACGGGCTTCTCGTGGTCACGCCCAACACCGCGCTTAACGTGAACCTCGCCGCCGCCGGGACCGTGACGGTTTCCGCGTGGGGCTACACCGCACCCTGATCGAGAGCTGACGCCCCATGCTCCTCACCCTCCTGTCGGGACAGCAAGCGGTCAACCGGCGCCTCTCGCCGGGCGACACGCTCGAGATCGGCTACCGCGTCCGCGACGCGCTCGGGAACGAGCGCTTCTTCCCGGGCGGGCAGACCGTCGTGCAGGCGATCGCCGCCGCCTTCACCGGCCTCAGCACCGACAGCATCGGGCAGTACGGGCGGATCGGGAACCACGCGAGCATCGGCTTCACCATCACGCCCGCGATCCCGCCCGACGAGATCAAGTGGAGCGCCTCGAGCAACCCCGCCGCGGTCGCCACCTTCGGGACAGGCGCCAACCCCAGCGACTTCGCGTCGGCCGACGAGTTTGCCGTCTACCTGCACCTGCGCTTCGGCCCGACGTGGGTCTCGGGCTTCTTCCCCGCGCGATATGCGCCCGGCACGCTGCCGGCGATGGCCGACCAAACCTTCTCGCTCGGCGCCGGCGGCACTTACCAGCATCCCGCCGCCACCGGCACGGGCCTCACCTGGACCTACGCGCAGGTCGGTCCGATCGCGGGCGTGACCTACGATGCGAACACCCGCACCTTCACCTTCGCCAGCAGCCTCGCCGCCCAGTCCGGGACCGCCTTCGCGGTGTCGGCCACGGACAAGTACGGCCGCCCGGCCGGCAATAGTCCGCGATCGGCCACCTTCACGATCGTGGACGTCACCATCACCGAGGAAGTCGACGGCACGGTGACGGTCGATGTCGGCACCGGGCTGATGACCATCACAATCACCTCACCAGCGCCATACTCGACCTTCAACGAAGGCAACGGCGCCGGCGTCTACATCCGCGACAGTGCGCTTCTCGCCAGCGGCCCGGTGCTTCTGCACCCGGGCGTGGTCGCCGGAGACGGAACCCCGGCGCCTACCGAGACGGTATCGCTCCTGCACAACCCGCTCTGGATTTACGCGGGCACGTCGCCGGTCCAGACCTACAACTGGCAGGCGGACGTCGCGGCGAACGGCGTCTACAGCAACCTCGGCGACACCGACACGAGCTATGTCCTGACCGTGACGGAGGCGGGCGACCAAGTGCGGCTTGCCTACACCTTCACCGACAGCTTCGGCGCGCGGTCTGGCTTCACGAACGCGCTCCTCGTCGAAGGTGGCGTGGTCAGCGACGACATCATCGCCGGAGACGCCTCCATCATCATCAACGCGCTCGCGCCGCTAGGCCCTGATCTCGTCGCGACCGCGGGCGACGCCTCCATCATCATCACGGGAGCCTGACCCATGCCCCTTCGGACCATTACCTACCGCGTGAAAGCAGGACCGGGACCATGGCAGAGGGCCGTGGTGGACGACGCGGCCTTCCCCGCCACCATCGCGGGGCTGGTGAACGGCACGACCTACGAGGTGGATACTGGCCGGGGAACGCTGGTGGACCGGACGCCTGCCGCGGCCGGTGTCACATTCACGGAAATCGCCAGCGGTTCGTCGAACACGGATCTTGGGGAAGGTGCAACGCAAGATTTCACCGTTAACCTTTCGGGGGTCCCGGCTGGAGGGACGCTTTATCTCGCCTACAGCGTGCGCTCGGGCATCGGCGACCCGACGACATGGACGCTTGGTGGCGTTTCAATGCCCTCGTTCACGGTCGGCGGCGATACGACGTCCACGCCGGGCCAAAGTGACAGGTTCAACTCTGTTGGACTTGCGCGCGTTGCCCGGTCTTCGGTCGGTTCCGGTGCGTCGACGACCCTTCGCATGACGGCAAGCCAAGGGCACGGAGCTGTCTGCTGGAAGCTCTTCAGAGTAGTTGGGGCGGCAGCAGACACCGACGTTTTCAACGCTCCTATCAACACCGCGACGCTAACGCTCGATCTCACGACAGTAGCGGGCGGTGCCGGGATCGTTGTTCTCTCTGGCAACGGCCCCCCGAACCCTGCCTTCACAGCGGGCGCGACACTCCTCGGTGCGGTGGTGGCCGAGACGACCGGGGACACGACCTACCTTGCCGTGGGCACCTTCACCGGGGCCAGCGCAGGCACGCGAACCATTACGGGCACTGCGGGAGGCTCCCGCACCGCGGGCCTCTCCTTCAGCTTCGCAGCAGCGTGAGGTAGCGGGATGCCCAGATTCAAGTTTCTCGGGTTCGCTACCGGCTCCGCTGTCGCTCTGGCCGTCGCCCAAGGTGCCGCAAGCGCGAACGCCGCTCTGACATGGGGTCAGCCTGGCGGCGGCGGGGCGCCCAACGCCTCGTTCACGATCACGCGGGTGGACGGGCTGGACAACACGAACCTGATCGCGCCTGCGGGTGTGCATCTAAGGGCTTCGTCGCTCGTGGGGTTCAACGTCTCAGAGCCCCCCGGCGATACCAACGTCTATGACCCGACGCAGCACCGGATCACCTTCATCTGGGACTTCGGCGATCCGGGGTATGTCCCCCGGTTCACGCCGAACATCCCGACCGTCCACCGCGACCCGAACATCGCTTACGGCAAGTCGGTCAGCCACGTCTTCGCGGCAGCGGGAAACTACACTGTCACGTGCTGGGCGTTCGATGACGCGGGGAATTGGGGCACGGCGACCTATACCTTCGGGCCAAGCGGCAACGCAGGGCCGATCCGCTCGCAGAACGAAGCCTTCCCGAACAATCAGACAATCGTGTTTTCGGTCGACGCTGCGACTAACCCTGCACTTTGGGCAGGGGAGCCTTCTGGCGCTGTTCGCTGCACCACTCCCACCCAAGTCAACAGCGCGGTCAGTGCGGCAGGTTCTCGAGCTCGCGTTCTGTTCCGGAGGGGCGAGGTCTACACCTTCGCGCGCAACTTTGGCAGCACCAGCGGCATCGGACGCGACGGCGGGACTTCGATCTATTTCTCGTCATACGGACCGAGTTCAACGCCGCCTGTGCTGAACGTCGACGGCTCCGGCCCTATCAAGATGCAAGACGTATTCGGCGGGGCCTGCGCTCTTGACGGCCTCGACTTCATCGGGCCGTGGGACGCCGCCACCGAAACCGGCACGATTGGCTCGCCCTTTTCCGAACTCGGCGACAACGCGGAAAACCTCGTCATCCACCGATGCCTCATCAGCGGGATGAGATGGATCCAGCGCGGGAACAATCCCACTGTCGGAGGTGGGTGCTCCTGGTGGAACGATATGAGGCTCACGAACTGGAAGGACTACGGCGTCCTCAGCTTTCGTGGTCGGACAGCCCTCATCGGTTCTGACTTCGCTCAGAACGTCGATGCGCTAATGGGTATCGACCAGCTTGTTTACGGGTCGCAAAGCCTCACGAATTTTGGGAACACGCACGGTCCTGTCCGGTCTGCCGGTGAACGCCACCTTTACGTGGGTTGCACTTCATTCTTCTCCCGTAACGGATGGTCAACGGCCAGTTCGGGGGGGGCACCCACGTCATCGCAGGCGTGCTGGCGCGCAACGCCCGACACGACGGTAACCACATACCGCACGCATATGATGTTTGATCGGTGTTCGTTCGAGGGTTCCGGCAGTCTGTATTCGGTTCAATCGGTGACCGATCCTGCGAGCACAGGCTACGAGCGCAACCGGGTGTTCGACAAGTGCCTATTCGTCGGCACGGCCTACGGAGCAGACGGCGCAGGGAACGGTTTCTTTAACACGCGCTGCCCCGGAATGACGATCCGGAATTGCTACTTCTATCGTCCCGATGTGGCCAAGAGGCAGAACGACAACCTGTTCCAGAACGGTGCGGTAAATGCAGATTTGACGGCTGGGTCGCCAGCGTCCCTGACGGATACGCCACTCCGGTTCTACAACAATACCTTCTACATCCCGAGCGTGCAGGCGCGCATCGGCACGCTCGCGCCAGTGTTCTTCAAAACGAACGGCACGGTGGAGAACCAAAACAACGTCTTCTTTGCGCCGAACCTGACGACGCCGATAGGCGCATCCTTCGCCCCGCTCGGGACTTCCCCGCTTGCGGGCTTCCAGTGCCGCTTCAAGGGTGGCCGGTGGAACCCGCCGCCCATCGGTTCGGACAAGGGGCCGACCGGCCTTCTGCCGGTGACCTCACGGCGCGAGAACCCCGGCGTTCCGGGAACGCTGCAAGCTGGCTCAGTAGCTGTCGGCGAAAGCATCCTCCTGCCCTATCCGAACTATACCGGGCAGGCCGGATACACCCTAAACGTCACGCAGGCGATGATCCTCGGCAACCCGACGCAGCGGCACCAGTTCAGCGTTCATGACGTGGTGATCCGCCGCAGCGATCCGGCCTTGTGGCCCCAAGGCGAGGGCGGGGTGACGATCTCGTTCCAGCCGACCTTCATCCGTGTGACGAACAACACGGGCGTCGTGTGGTCCACGGGCGATGCATGGCTGCAACTGGACCTCACGCCGCAGCTCATGGCCTTCGACACACCGTCTCCGCCGGACATTCCCGCACCTGTTCCGGGCGTTGGGTCGGGCGCGCGGGTCGCGCCCAATCCGGCAGCGAAAGCCTACGACCACTTCTTCGGCGAGATCCAGAACCTCAACCTGGACAAGTTCGGCAACCCGGTATCGCGGCCGAACGTCATCGGAGCCTTCGCGGCATGAGCGTGAGGATCCTTTTCACCGAGATCGCCAAGGACTGGCTCGGCCTCGCCCTGGTCGGCCTTGGCGTCACGTTCGCGGCGCATCTCTACATCGGCGGCCTGTTCTTCGCGCTGGCCGCCGCGAGTTTCGCGCGCGTGGTCCTGCCGGAGGAAAAGCCTCTCGAGCTTTGGTGCACGCTCGGCATCGCGTGGCTCACGAGCACCCTCGCCGCGATCGCGGCTCACTGGTACTGGCCGGACGTCGGTCCGCCGGTCGTCCCGCAGCTGGTCATGGCCATAACGGGTTTCTTCTCCCGCCACATGACACGCGCGGCGCTACGCATGGCCGGCCGCGTCGAGGGCACGTCGGACAACGTCGTCGACCGGATCATGGACTGGCTTCTGCCGCGGCGGAGGTAACTGATTGCGTCCGACTTCGGCGGTCGGACGCTTCTGTAACCCATTGAAATCGCAGGGTGCCCGAAAGTCATGGTCAAGGGCTAACCCCTTGAAATCTATGGACGGTGAGCCGACTTTTAATCAGTGGGTCGCTGGTTCGAGTCCAGCACGGCTCACCATCCGGAACAAGGTCTTGGCCTGAGGCTGGGCCTGGTTTAGACCGGTTGACGACTCTGCGGGACATGGATCGTCCGGCCTG